CCTGGCATGTCGGCCATGCTGGGCATTGGCGCACTGCTCAGGGATGAGCATGGATGCACGGTTCAACTGCTGCCTATTCCAAAGCCTGGTGAGGTGGTTGATGGCTGGGACTGTGGTGATGCCATCAACACGGACGGCTGGGACTTTGATCGCATCATTGCCTTCTTTGGTCAGGCCCAGCCTTTGCCAGCTGCAGAGGCTCCGGCAGTGGAGGCTGGTGGATCTGGTGGTGGAAAAAAAATCGATGGCCCCGTTGACACTGAGGAAGGTGACCCTGACGGGGATGACTGGGTGCAATGTGGCAATCGCAAAGTGCCCAAGTGGCTTTCCTGGTATTGGGACGCAAACAAGAGCCGATGGATCACATCGCGCAAGCTGGTCATCACAGCGCTTGAGAACGATCCATTGCTGTGCAATGTCCTGGGTCTCAATGAACTGAGCAACAACATCGAGGCCCGAATGGATTGGCCCTGGATGTACGGTAAGGCCGGTCCGATCAAGGGCTCAACGGATTTGATGCTGGGCCAGTACCTCTCTCAAACCTACGGCCTCCCGAGCATCCCACGGGCCGCATTGGTCGAGGCCATCGAGACGATTGCGCAGATGCGCCCATTCCACCCGGTTCGTGAGTACCTGCAAGGGCTGCAGCATGACGGCAAGGAGAGGCTGAACAAGTGGCTCGTCCACGTGATTGGCGAGTCCCCTGCAACCTTGTCGCCACGCGTGTACGAATACCTCTGCCAGGTTGGCCGATTCTGGGTGGTTGGCATGGTTGCGCGAGCGATGGAGCCGGGCTGCAAATTCGATTACTGCCCCGTGCTTGAAGGACCAGGAGGGCTTGGCAAGAGCACGATGGCGCGCATATTGGCAAGCTCTGAGTTTTTCAGTGATGCGCACTTTGATCTGACACGTGGCAAAGAGGGCCAAGAGCAGGTGCAAGGTGTTTGGCTGTATGAGCTGGCCGAGCTGGCTAACTTGGGCAAGGCCGAGGTGAATCTGATCAAGGCCTTCATCAGCATGATGATTGACCGGTACCGACCAAGCTATGGACGCACCGTCGAAGCTTTCCCGCGTCAATGCGTGATGGTCGGCACCACCAATGAGGATGCTTATCTGCGCGATCGCACAGGCAATCGCAGGTGGTGGCCTATCCCAGTGAGACACCGGATCTTGCTGGACTGGTTGATGCGAAACCGCGATCAGTTGTTTGCCGAAGCGCTCGGCGTGTACCTCAGTGGCGAAAGCTATGTGCCCACGCCCGACGATGAGGAGCGCCTCTACAAACCCATGCAGGAGAGCCGGGTCATTGAGACGTCTGTCATCAGCGAGATGCAGCATCTCTTCACCCGCACGCCAACCGCAACGGGCATTGGCGCTGTGGTCAATGATTTGACGGAGTTTGTCACGCTTGCCCAGACCACATTGGCCTTGGGTGTAGACGCAGCCAAGAGCAACATCATGCTGGAGAGCCAAGTTCGAGCCTGGTTCAAGCAAGAGGGCTGGGAGCGCGTCAAGAGGCAAATCAATGGCATGAGGGCCTGGGGCTTTCAAAAGCCCAAGAACTGGCCGCAAACGCAGCCAGATGACGACTTAGTGCCCGAGGCGCCACCGAGCGCAGCGGGATCTTCAATTGAGCACGGAAGCGATGACGATGCCCCATTTTGACCTGTCAACGGTCGGGGCAATCGATACGCCTGGCAACACACCGGCTGCGGGAGGCGCGATTCGCGGCACCCGGTGTGGCGCTGTGGTGGGAAGGTCATCGCATGGCCCTATGACATAGGAGTGTCCAAGTGTCCACGATGGCCAGCGGTTCCCATGGAGGCTATGGCTGTAGGTATTCCCCAGATTCTTGGGGTTGAGCCGCCGCATTGCCCATCGCTCAGACACAGACGCACATGACGCACATGTGCAGGCGCAGGCAGGCATGCGCGCGCGTGTGTGCGAGCCCCTCACGTTTCTCTCTATAGAAAAGGATGGACAGCATGGACACCAGGACAGTCAGCGATGAAGAGGTGCAGCAGCACATCGCCGAGATCAAGGCCCACATGCCCGAGACATACAAGGCCATTCAGGCCGAGGCCAACAAGGTTGGCCGTCAGGCCTTTGCGATGGTTCGTGCCGGTCTCAGAGGTGAACCAAACAGGTTCTGGGCTATGGAACGCGGTTGGGTCAAAGGCTGTCCATTTGGCATGGTGGACATCGCCGCGGATGTGGCTTGGGGCATGGTGGCTTGGGGCAGTACATACGTCTGCATTTTTGGAAGTCAATTGCAAAACGGAGAAGCCCATGGCTCGAATTAAGTGGATCACTGATCGCCTCAAGCGATGGGGCGCATGGCGCACACGCAAAGAATCCAATGGACTGGGCTATGCGAGATCAAGCGTCTTTCTGGCTTTGCCATCCAGCGGAAGCCACGAGGCCGAGATCCCCATCAATGACCTGGAGGCCGCGCAGACCGATCGCGCCGTTGAATCGCTGAGGTTTACAAAGTCGCATTTGCACAGGGCATTGGTGCTGATTTACGTTGACAACGTGGGCATTCGCAACGCAGCGCGCAAGATGGCCAGAGCCGAATCCACCATCAAGGCCAACCTTGAAGATGCGGACCAGGCCTTGGCGGACTGGTTTGATCGCCAGGCAGCTGCGCGTGAAGGTACAGGCAAAAAACCAACAGCAGAGGCAAAGCCATGATCGGGGAGTTTTACACCATAGACTTTTCCTGTACATTTCCCGCAAAGTGCTTGAAGTGTCTCTCCACCGACCTCAAGCGCTCCAGCCCCGGCATGCATTCGCTTGTCGGGGCTTTTCTTTGACCGTCATGCCAACAGCCGCTCCCAGACCTTGCACGCATCCTGGCTGCCCCTCATTGGTCCATGACGGATCTGGTCGATGCCCGAAGCATGTGCGCGCCGAGGCCAAGCAGTTGGATCGTCAACGCGGGTCGGCCAATGAGCGCGGCTACACCTACGCCTGGCAACGTGCTCGTGAATCCTTCCTTCGAGATCATCCGTTGTGCCAGTGCCCGGATTGCGATGAAGGCCGGGTAAGAGTGACAGCAGCTACTGTTGTGGACCACAAGATTCCACACCGAGGCAACATGACACTCTTCTGGGACCGTGCGAATTGGCAATCCATGAGCAAGGTGTGTCACGACAGGAAAACGGCCACGATGGACAGCGGATTCGCGCGTCGAGCAAAGGGGTAGGGGGGGATTCAAAGTCTGGAGCGCAAAAAATCTAGACCGACCCTGCCCCATGATTTTTATACGCGCAGGTTTTGAGAATTTTTTTTACGGAGCCAATTTATGGGACTGAGAGGACCGCAGGCTGAGCCCGCAGCCTTGAAAGCCCTGAAGGGCAATCCTGGGAAGCGTCCACTGAACCTATCGGACGGCGTGAACCCGCCAGTTGAAAAACCGGACAAGCCGTCACAGGTCAAGGCCAACAAATGGGCCAGTCACGAATGGGATCGGGCATCAGAGGAGCTCCTGCAGCTCGGCCTGATCGGCAAGATCGATATGGCATCGTTTACCGTGTACTGCATGACATGGGGCGAGCTCTGTGAGCTGGAGGCTGAGTTTGCCGCACTGAAGGCCGAGGCCAGGAAGAGCGCTGACAAGTCCAGCAAGCTGGCCGCTGTGGTCGATGTGTACTTTTTCACAACGCCAACTGGATTCAAGCGCGAAGCCCCGCTTCACCGCAAGATTGAGGACATGCGCAAGGCGGTTGATGTGTATGCCAGGAACTTTGGCATGAATCCCTCCTCGCGGATGCGAGTTCAACCCAGCAACATGATCCAGCCCGATCTTTTTGGAGATGACCGATCAAGCCAGCCTGCTGGCCAGGTCATCCCCATGTCAGGCTTCTCGAAATTCGCAGGTCAATGAATCGACACGTTGAAATCGCCACGGGCTATGCCCGCGCGGTGGTAAGCGGTGAAATTTTGGCCAGCAAATGGACGCGCCTGGCGTGTGAGCGTCAACTTGAAGATCTTGAACGCGAGGCATCCGATGAGTGGCCATGGATGTTTGATCAGGATCGCGCGTCCAGGCCCTGCGAATTCATCGAACTGCTGCCGCACGTCAAAGGAAAATGGGCCAAGGAAAAACGGCTGATCGAGTTGGAGCCATGGCAATGCTTCATTGTCAGCACGGTTTTTGGGTGGGTACACAGAGAGACCAAACTTCGCCGCTTTCGCGAAAGCTACGTCGAGGTGCCGCGCAAGAACGCAAAAAGCGCGCTCTCATCCGGTTTGGCCCTGTACATGCTGGCCGCCGATGGCGAGCATGGCGCAGAGGTGTACAGCGCTGCGACGACTCGCGACCAGGCACGCATTGTCTTTGATGATGCCAAGTCAATGGCACAGAGAACGCCAGATCTGCGCACCTGGTTGGGCGTGGCCATCTTGCAGCACAGCATCACCGCCGCGTACACGAGCAGCAAGTTTGCTCCGCTTGCGGCCGAGGGCAGCACTCTGGATGGCTTGAATGTGCATTTCGCAGTGATTGATGAGCTGCACGCCCATAAAACCCGATCCGTCTATGACGTGATCGATACCGCGCGGGGAGCGCGAGAGCAGTCGCTGCTGTGGAATATCACCACATCCGGCACCGATCGCTCTGGCATTTGCTACGAACGACGCACGCATGTGACCAAGGTGCTCGAAAAAGTTGCCAACGACCCATCCATTTTTGGTGTGATTTACACCATTGATGATGGAGATGATCCATTTCATCCGGACAGCTGGGCCAAAGCCAATCCCAATTTCGGCAAATCGGTCCTGAAGGATGACATGGAGGCCAGCGCTCGCAAGGCTGAAACCATGCCTTCGGCCTTGAATAACTTTCTGACCAAGCGTTTGAATGTCTGGGTTTCAGGCGAATCTCCCTGGATGGACATGCGCGCCTGGGAG